TTACGCGGCTTCTACGTCCTTCGTACCGCCGAACTCTGCCGGTACCATCTCCGGCAGGCCGGAGTCGATCAGGATCTCCGCTACCTGCTTTTTGAGTGCTTTGGGCACAGCATCGAACTCCGTCTTGCCAAGGATTACTCTCTGGGCAAAAAACATAGCCATCATAATTACCAACCTTTCTAAACGTCTAAAAATGTTCATTATTCTGCGTAAACCTGCATCGCCATCTCCGCAATGCAGTCCTCAATAAAATCACTGCGTTCGGTCGCGGCGTTAAGTTGTGCTTTCAGCAGCTTATTTTCCTGCTCCAGTTCTGCGTTAGATTTCGGACTGGGCTTGATCTCCGGCGCCGGGTGCTCCTGCTCCCAGGCGGCGATCTCGTCGGCCGCGGCGGTCTCAGCCCACTGACTGCCGTCCCAGACCGGCGAAATAAAGCCAGTGCTGCCGGCGTGTGTCCGCATAACCGGCGGCGAGGCATCGACAAGCTGCTCGCCGTCCTTTAAGGTGTAGTTCTGCACCTCCTCGACCTGCTCCGTGCCGCCATCCTCCAGCGGCTTGTCACGGATTTTTACGAGCACGTAAGTCACGTGCCTGCCCTCAGCGTCGATGACGCTGCAGTGCTTTTCATTGTTCATTTTCATCATCCTTTCTCAAATTTTAAGGACGCCTACGGCAAAGCGCGATGTGGAGTACGGCGTAATTGCGCCCGAAAACCTGCAGGAATGGGCCTCTGCACAGACCGCAGGCGGTACATTTATGCTGACGCCAAGGACTGCTAAAGGTGTGCCATATCCGCTGTATTGGCGAGGCTTATTAACAGGTGATTTTCCAGGTAATGATCGCGCACTGTTGATTTTTTCTGACGATGTAATGCATCGGGCCAGCACCGGAAGCGGTAAATGGGGTGGACCATGGCGAAAGGTTGCGGATTGTATTGCGCCGGAAACGCATCAGCTGCCGCTTGCAGACGGCTGGACGAAATTTGACGCGACCTGTCGTTACTACAAGACCCAAGAGAGTATTGTTATCGTCAGCATTGCCGCTCGAACAACACAAAGTTTTCGAGTGTCCGCAGCGTTGGCAACATTGCCAGAGGGTTTTCGCCCGGCTGCCGATCTGGAAGTACCGGCAATCTTCAAGGGTTCGCGTCGGCTTGTGACGATTAAGGCAACATCAGATGGTAATTTGTTCGTTGATCTTACCGATCAACCTGGTGTAGCAATTACCTCCGACGATTATTTCTTCGCAACATTTGCGTTTATGAGTTAAGTCGCCGCTGGATATGTCAACTGAGCAAAGATTAAATCCACGTCCGAATAATCGCCTTGAGTAATAATTGCGCCGGTCGAAGTAATGAATAGCTGTTCTGCGTGAAAAGGATTGCCGTATCTTTGCACGAGTGCTGGGACAACAATATCCCGATCGGGCCGAAAACCTTCCGGCATAGTGCCGATTGTTTTCATTTCGGTCCAATGCGTAGTTGGCTGTACTCGAATGCTTACAAATACTCGTCCGAATTGATCACGTGAATAACAGCTTGTGTTTATATCGTCTGCAATATTTAAAGGCAATGAATGCACCTCGGGCGTTTCACAGGTTGCCAAATATTTTGATGTCCAATGCGTGCCATCGTCTGTCTGAGCAATTCGCGCTGAAAGGGGCGTATCGTTCGGCGGGCTAATAACGAGCTGAGTTCTCTGTGTATAGTCCTTGTAGCATTCAAAAAAACCACCACCACTGGCACCAATAACAGATGCAAAATATGTATTATCCACAGTCGATCCTATTAAGCCTTGACGGGTGACATCGCCATCCGCCCTAAGGCGCTTTGCCATAGCCGTCCTTAAGTTCTCCGCATCATCGGCACCCATCGCAATGTCATCGCCCGTCAGCGTCACATCCGCGCTCAGCGTTTTCCCGTTCACCGTCCGGCTCGTCGGCACGAGCCCCGCGAGCGCGGTTTTCACGCTCTGCGCCCACGCCTCGATCTTATCCCAGTTGTCATTGAGCGCCGACTTGATGTTGAACGTCTGCGCGCCGTCCTTGTCCGGCTCATATTTAAAAAGCTCGAGCAGCTTTGTTTTCAAACTCATTTTCTCACCTTCTAAAACGCAAAATCATGCATCGTGTGCCCCTGCAGCTCCGCCACCGTCATCGCCCCGACCTCGCGCACGAGCAGATAGCGGTAGAGATAGCTCACCGCCAGATGGCACGGGATCGTGTGCTCCACCGCGTCCTGCAGTGCCGCGAGCTCGGCCGCCTCGGGCACGCCATACGCGCCGACGAACGTCAGCACGATCACGCCCTCGGCAAAGCCGACAGAAATCTCGCCGTTCTTCCACGAGTCGCACACGCGCTGGATGAGCTCCACATCGCACTTGCCCGCGGCGCGCCACCGCGCCTGCAGAGCGGTCCGCCGCTCCTCGAGCGTCAGCGCCGCATTGCCCTCCAGCCCGGCGATGCGCTCCTCGGTTTCGAGGAGCCACGTCATCGCGTCCGGGAAGAGCTGCGCCGCCGTCTCGAGCGCACTCTCGCGCTGCTTTTCGTCGAGCGCGGCGATACAGCCGAGCAGGTCGCGCACCCACCTGTCGCCGCGGTACGCCGACGGCAGCTGCCTAATGATATCAAGCATAGCGGATCGTCACCTCGCCCAGCACCGCGCACTCGCGCTCGCCGACCGCGATGTTGGCCGTGCCGCCGCCGACCGTCAGGCCCTCAAAGTCCACAACGCCGTCGGCCGACAGGATAGCCGCCGCGATCTGCGCATAAGAGACGTAGTCCTGCACGAACACCGTCCCGGCGAGATACGCCGCGACCGCCGCTTTGACTGCCGCCGTCACACTGTCCGCCTCCGCGGTGTTCGATTTGAACACCTTGCAGGCAATGGCGATCTTCTTCTCCGCCGCCGCCGACACAAAGCACTGCGCGCCGATCGGCGCCTGCCCCCTTCCGGCTCCTTCGCTCTCGGGGTCGATGTACGCCTGCACCGCCGCGACGAGCTCCTCGCCCGCCGGCTGTCCTGTGCTGTCCGCGATCACGACGTCCACCGTGTTCACGCCCTGCACGCGCGGGAAAACCCTGACGTGCCCGACGCCCGCGCACTCGAGCGCCCACTGCTCATAGTGGTAGATGTTGCCCGACGTAGCAGGCGTGCGCATCTTGAGCAGAAACCGCGCGTAATACTCCGCGTCCGTCTCCTCGGCGTAGCCGCCGCTCATCTCGGCCTCGTTGTCGCACCCCGTGATGCCCTGCACCGTCACCGGCATCTGCGTCACCGAATGCGCGGGCAGATTTCCTGCCGTGCCGTCCGCGCGGCAGGTCACCGGCACCTCGCCCGTGCCGTCGATGGCGACGGTTTCCGCCGCCGCGAACTGCACGCCGCCCGCGCTCTCGAACAGCGTGCCCTGCTCGATCGTGCCCGTACCCTTGACCGTCAGCACGCCGCCCGCGAAGGTCGCAGCCTTGCGCGCGATGCCGCTGCGCGGGTAGATGTACCGGTCGAGCTCGCCGCCCGTCAGGTTTTCCGGGTCGAGCGCCGCCCTCGCGTCCTCGATCACCGCGTCCGTCTCCGCCAGCCGCAGGCTTGCCGCCGCCAGCAGGTCGTAGGTCGGAAAGCCGATGGTTTTCTGGTAGCTGTCCGGCATCGCGTCGAGCAGCGCCTCTAAAACCTCATTCGCCGACATTCGTCGTCACCTCCAGAGTTTCGTCCGTGTGGAGATGCGCCGTAAACCGCACCTCCACGCCGTGCCGCAGCCGCGTAAAGCGGAAGCCGTCCACCGTGCGGATTGCCGGGCAGAACGCCGCCGTGTCGCGGATATCCTGCTCGATCTCGGCAAACGCCCACCCTTCCGGCGCGCGCCGGTCGAGGCTTGCCGCCTCCACGCCCGGCTGCGTCTCTCCGTCCGTGCGGTAGATGGGCACAGCGCCCGGCTTCTGCCTGAGCATCAGCTCGAGCCACCGGCGGACCGCGGCCGCGCCCGAAACCTCCTGCACCGCCCCGTCCACGAGCTGAAAAGCGCCTGAGCGCCCGGTCTCGTCGAACAAAAAATCCGGTGCCCGCCCGATGTCCGCCGCAGTCTGCGCCGGGATGCCGGACGGGATCACGGGAAAAACCTCTGCCATAAAATCACCTCCATTTACATCGCGTCGAGGACGAGCAGCTGCGCGCCGTCCAGCAGCGCACAGGCCGTCGCCCCGACCGTCCATGACCGCGAGGCGGCCGTCCTCGTCATAAGGAGACCGGTCTCGCTGTCAAATTTCGCCTCGCCGTCAAAGATCGAAAACACGAGCTTCGGCGTCGTCTGCACGACCTCCGCCCGGTGCCACACCTGCGGCAGCTTCTGCCTGCCCTGCTGCATGATCTTGCGCGCAAGCTCCACATCCCACATCTCGCGCCCTCCTCACTTAATGAATCGGTACTCGGTGACGCTCACCGAGTAGTTGAGGTCTCCGCTGCGGCGCACGGTGACCGAGAAATCGTCCACCGTCACCGGGATGTTGAGCCGGGCAACGCCGCCGCTGTCGAGGATGATAAGGCGGAAAGGCACTTTTCGGTCACGCCAGCGGTCGAAGAAATCCTTGTACGCCCAGCCGTCCTCGCTTGCTTCCGCCGGCATAAAGGCGTAACGCCTGCCGACCGGCAGCAGCCCTTTCCAGCTCATCGAGATGAGCTCCATCGTGCCGATGCGCCGGTAGTTGCGGCTGAGGCCGGTGTATGTCTCATTGCTCTGCGCCGGGCTCGGGATCTCGAGGTCTGCCGGCACGTGCGGCAGCGTCCAGACCTCCTCGTTGTTATTTACCGAGAAAATCACCTTGTACAACTATCCGCACCTCCCTTACGCATTTCCGCACGCCGCGAGCACGCGCCGCGCGACATAATCGCCCATCTCCTCGGCGTACTCGCGGTTGCCGATGACGTTGCCCTGAATGGTCACGTTCACCGTCACGCCGCGGCCGCCCGCCGCCTTGACAGACACATCATGCGGGATGATCTGCGTGCCGCTCGGCAGGCGCATGACCTCGCCGCCGCGCTCGTTGACGCGCGTCAGCCCGCCGGAGAAGTAAGGCGTGCCCATCGCGTGCCCGGAGATCTTGCCCCCGATCCAGCTGAGCGCCGACTTGCCGCCGCTGTAGATGTCCCCGAGCAGGGGGATCGAGCTGATCTTGTCGTCGAGCCACGAGAAAAAGCCCTTGACCTTCTTCTTCGCCGCATCAAACGCGCCCGTGATGGTGTCCCGGACGCCGCCGAACACGGTTTTCACCTTGGTCCCCAGCTCCCCGGCCTTCGCCTTCACCGTGTCCCAGTTCTTGTACAGCGCCACACCGGCTGCGACGATAGCCGCGAGTCCGAGCACGACCCAGCCGATCGGCGTCGCCACAAACGCGGCATTGAGCGCCCACTGTGCCGCCGTCAGAGCGGCAGTCGCACCGGCGGCCACGCCGGACGCGACCGTGCTCGCGACAAGGCCGACCTTGTTCGCAACAAGGCTGACCTTGTTCGCGACGATGACTGCGGTGTTGTGAATCCACGCCGCGCTTGCCGTGCCGAGCGCCACGACCTGCTTTGCGAGCCATACCACGCCGCCGGCCGCCTTGTGCGCCAGCAGCGCGACCTTGTTCGCGCCGATGACGACGGTGTTGTGTATCCACGCCGCGCTTGCCGCGCCGAGCGACGCGATCTGCTTTGCGAGCCATACTACGCCGCCGACCGCCTTGTGCGCGAGCAGCGCGACCTTGTTGCCAATGATTGCACCGGTGTCTACCGTCCACTCGACTGCATTTGTGACCAGCCTCATCGTGCCGTCTGCAAAGCCTCTGAGCTTGCCGATGCCGTCGAGCGCACGCAGCGTCTTGATAAATCCGCCGATAGTCTGTATCGTCGTGATGGCCGCGCTCTCGAAGGCGAGTACCTTGCCGGCACCCCACGCGACCGCGAGCTTTTTCAGCACGCCGATCAGCGTGTCCGAGTTGTCGCGCACCCACTGCAGCGCCTCTCCGGCCTTATGCAGCGACTGGCGGAATTTCTGGTCGACCTGCGCCTGGAAGGCGGACAGGTCCAGCCCCTCCACCCACGCCCCGAAGGCGTCGGCCTTTGTCTGCATCCAGTCGAGCGCCGACCCGGCGCGGACCGAGCCGTCGTCCGCCGCACCGGCGAGCTCCCACAGCCGGTTTTTCACGTTCGCGGACGTGTCGCCGACCTTCGCGAGCGTCTCGTCGAGCGTCGCCTGATTGCGTCTGGCGTCGATGACCTGCTGATTGTTCTTGTAAAAGCTCGTCGCGGCGGTGTCGTAGCTTGCCGAGAGCGTGTCGACGATAAGCTTCTGACGGGCGCTTTCGTCCGCGCAGTCCTGCAGCGCGAGGTTGAAGTAGTCCTCCGCGCTCGACGCGGCCTTGACTGCCTTGTTCCAGTCCTTGTTTGCCTTGGTGTTGGCCTTGAGCGCGACGCCGAAGTGCTCGCCCTCCTTGGTCGCCCAGTTGATCGCGTCCGCAAAAACGCCCGTGATCTGACCGGTCCGCGCCGTCTCGTTGGCGGACTCTACGAGGCCCTCGATCGGCAGCGAGTCGCCGAACGTGCCGTGCACGCCGGCCGCGATGCGCGCCCACTTAGTCACTTCTTCCTCGTCTTTCGCCATGTTCGCGAGCAGCTGGCTTGCCTCGGTGGCGGTGTCCGTATCACCGAGGATCGCGTAGAAATTGCGATAGCTCTTGCGCGCAGTTTCGGCCTCAAAGCCCGCCGCCTGAAAGCCGGCGTTCAGCTTGCCCTGCGCGACGCGGTACTCCTCGGTCGCGCCGTCGAGCGCCACAAAGGCCGCCGCGAGACCGCTCACCGCCGCGCCCGCCGCCACGACGCTCTTCTTCGACCAGCTCTGCAAAGCCTTGATCGAGTCGTTCTTAAACTTAACGACTTTTCGCGTCGCGTTCATCATGCTGTCATCGATCTTCGCGCCGCTCTTCTTCGCGTTCTTCGCGGCCTGAATGAGGCCGCCCGACATGTTATCGCGCAGGTTCAGGACTGTGTTGATAACTTTGTTTTTAGCCCTCCTCATTCTCCTCCTCTTCCTGCGGCGTGAACGCGGCCGCGACTCCGGCCGCCGTCATCCACCGCATCTCCTCGTAATAGCGCGCCCGGCCGACGCGCAGCACCGCCCTGTCCGCGAGGGACATCGCGCGCACCGCGTCCGGCGGAATGCCCCGCGGCGCGTAAAACGCCGCAAGGTCGAGCACCGGGTCGCGCATTACGAGTTTTTTGCGGCTTCCTCCGTCCGCGCCTCGGCCTTCTCGCCGATGAGGCCGAGCCATTTGTACAGCTTTCCGCCGAGCTGGTCGATCTCATACGGCTCCATCAGCTTCCAGATGGTGTCGTACGGGTCGGTCACACCGAGCGCCGCGTGCAGCTCCGGCTCCTGAAGCGCCGGACAGCAGTCATAAATAACGTTCGCGCACGAGCGCAGCAGCGCCGCGGTATCGCCCGAGTTCAGCGCTTCCGCATAGCTGAGCTTTACGTCCACGCCCGGCTGCACAAAGTCGAGCTCCTCGCCCGCTACATAAAATTTCGCGCCCTTGCGCTTTGCCTCGTCGCGCTGCTCTGCGCGGGCAGAGAGCGCCTCCAAGAGTTTCTTATCCATTCACTTAAATCTCCTTTACCACGGGCAGCAAAAGCCCGTAATCTCGCTGTACGAGCGCTTCACGCGCCCGACGCCGCCGCTGTAGTTACCCTCGACCGTCTCGCACGAGCTCGCGCCGCCCGACAGCACGATACCGATGTGGCTGCTGCCGATGATCATGAGGTCGCCGGCCTTCGGCCTGTACCCGCTCGCGACTGTCTTGAACTTGCCGCGGCGCTCGAAGTAGCTGCGCATCTCGCTGACCGCCGTGTAGGTCGTCGGGATGGGCGCCGATGCGTGCTTTGCGCACCAGCACACGAAGATCACGCACCACGCGACGCCGTCGCAGCCCATCTCGGCGCCGTACTTCGTGCGGTTGCCGCTTCTCTCGCGGTAGCCGACTTCGCCGAGCGCGGTGTTCACGAAGCTCTGAGCCGCGCCGCCGCCGGACGTGCCGCCGAGGATGGCCGTGCCGGTCTTTCGTCCCCATGCGCTGCACTCCGCGTTCGTCCGCATCAGCAGGTCGAAGTGGTAGACGCCGTTCTCGATCTGGATCGCGCCGCCGCGGTCGTTGACCGTGTAGGTCTCGCCGTCGAGGCTTGTCCCCGTGCCCTGCACCGTCACCTTCGTGCCGAAGGCCACCGAGGGCGGCGCGGCGCACGTTTTCTTCGACGGGTCGAGCTTATTGCCCTGCGCATCGAGAAAGCCGCCCTCAAGGGCGTTCGCCGCCGGGTAGTACGCGGTGAACAACGCTTTCACCGTCGTGCCGCCGGACGCGCCGCCGCCGAGATCGGGCAGACCCCATACCTTGACGCTGTCCGCGCTCGCCGCCTTGACGGCCTCGGCGCTGCTCTTTCCTGCCGCCGCCGCGCGCGGCTCATCGAGCGCCGAAATCTCGAGGCTCATCACGTGCCCGGCGCCGCCGTACTGATGTGTCACGCTCGTCACCCGGTGCCGCCCGGAAATGCCGAAGGCGGGCGAGTTGAAGTCCAGAACCACGCCGCTCCTCACCTCGTCGCACCCCCAGATCTCCGAGATCTGGCGCTTTCGCCCGACGCGGTCTGCGCCCGCGAGCAGGTTGCGCACCCGCTGACCGAGCGCCGCCGTGCCCGGGTTCTCCGTCACGGTCTCGACCTTCTGCAAAAAGCCGTACCGCGCGATGGACGCCGCGTTCGACGCCTGCGCGCCGCGGTACGCCCGGCCGTCGCTTTCGGCCGCGATGACGACCGCATTGTACGTGTCCGAGATGCTGTCCTCGCCCGAGACCTCCCCGAGCGCCCACGTGATGTCGAACCCCGGCAGGTTCTCCGCCGGCCGGTGCATCGCCTTGATGGCGCTCGTCGGCAGCGGCGCTACCACAAGCCCGCGCTCCGCGACGTAATAATAATAGTTCTTCCCCGTCTCGGCCTCGGCCGTCTCGAGCACCTCGTCGAAGATGTCCGCCGGGGTCTTTCCGGTCCAGAGCTGCGTGATCTTCGTCGGCAGACTGCACACGCTCGCCACGCTGACGCCCGCCTTCGCGCTCGCCTGCCGGATCACCTGGTCGGCCGCGAGGTTGTTCACCTGCAAGATGATTTCGCTCTTGTTGAGGTACCAGCCGCGGTCGTAGGCCGTGACCGTCCCGTCCAGCGTCACCGTCACGATAACGCCCGAGAACACCGTATTCCCGTGGTTTACGATGCGGATCTTGTCGCCCGGCGCGAGGTTCAGCGCAGGTGTGTACTTGTCCCACACGGACTTGAAAATATGGAAGGTAACCTCGACGCTGAGTGCGTCGAGGTCGTCCTTTGCCGTCAGGTCGCCGCAGAAAGCGGTGATGTCGCGCGCCGCCGCGCCGTCCCGGTACAGGATGAGGCGGTGGTCGTCCACATATCCGGCCGCCATGGCTTAAATGCTCTCCAGCAGGTCGAATTTGCCGAACTTAAACGGCACTTCCTCTTCTACCTTGGACTTCTTCTCGAACTTCGCGAGGTAGAACTCGTCGATGGTAACGTCCGTGAGCGCCGCGCGTTCGACCTTGTTCGTGCCCTTCTGGCTGAGCGCGGTGATGATGGTGATCGTCGGCATCTCGCCCGTGCGGTACGCCTCCGCCATCATCGCCACAACGTCCGAGTCCAGCTTGAGGCAGGTAAACGTACCCTCGCCCGAGTAGCCGTTGTAAACGCGGTAGGTCGACGGGTCTCCGCAGACGTTGATGTCCTCGAAGTCACCGGCGACCTTTGCCTCGATGCTCTGCAGCGTCGTGAGCTTCTTGCCGTTAAACCACGCCGTGCCCTCGTTGCCGTGCAGGATGCGGTTGGGGTTAAATTCTCTTGCCATTGTCCTTGTCCTCCTTTACGCCATCGCGATCGGCATGATGAGGTCAGTCATTGAGCCGAGGATCTTCACCCTCGCGCCGAGGTAGACCGTGCGCTTGAAGGGGTTCGCCTTTACGGTGTCCTCGTCCCAGTCCGCCGCCTCGCTCTTGCCGCTTGCCACCCACGCCGCGCGCTGCGCGTCCACGTCGATGAACGCCTTGTTGCCGTGTTCGCCGTTCTCGTCGTCCTCGCTCCTGTAGTCGGGGTCGAGAATGTTCTCGCTCTCGAGCTGCGCAAAGTACGACGCGTTCAGCGCGCCGATAAACGCCATCTGATTGTCTCGGCTGTTGCGGTAGTTGCCGAGGTAGGTGCTGCGGAAGGTGGAGGTGATGTCGTCGCGCATCATGTCCATCGCTTCCACCGTCTCGATGAACTGCATGTCCTCGGTGCGGGTCTTGCCGTCGGTCGTGGTCATCGAGTTGATGCCCTGGCCGATGCGCACCGCGCCGTCCTCGTCGTTGAACAGGATAAACTTACCCGCGCCGAGCGCCGCGTCATTATCCGCGACCTCCTGCACCGCCCTGAGGTTCGAGCACAGGTAGTTCGTGCAGCCGCGCACGACGTTGCACACTGCGAAGATGCCGATGAGCGAGGGCAGGTACTGCACGCCGCCCTGCTCGCCGCGGCTGTCCGCGAAGGTGACCTTCTCGTTTACGAAGTGCACGACGTGCATATCGTCCGGCGCAGTGGTCACGTTAAACACCGCGGCTTTGTAGCTCTTCTTGCGGGTGCCCACCTGCGTCTTCACCCACGCCGCGAGCGCGAGACCGTCCTCCGCGCTCTGGCCTGCAATCGCGAGCCAGCCGGTTTTCACCGTGCGGCCGATCTCCGCGAGCGTGTCGGCGAGCGCGCCGTCCGAGTCCGCGCGGAACACGTGCGCCTGATACGGCGCAAAGCCCATCAGGTCGCAGATGGCGGCGTAGTTGTCCGCCGTGTACAGGCTCTTATCCGCCTGCGCGGCAGAGAGATCCGCGTACTGCTTGTGCGTGAACGTTTTGCTTGTGTCGTCTCTCACGATGAGCACCGCAACGCCGCGCTCACTGCGCGAGAGCAGGCTCACGGCCTTCTGCTCAAACGTGATTTCAATCCTGGGCATGGTTACTGCCATTTCTATCGCCCCTTTCTAAATGGTGGGCGGCTTTATTCGCCGCCCGTGTTGTTATGACAATACCGCTTTAATTGTGCGGTGTTGCCTTGTACTCCAGCTCTTCCATCGGCTCGCCCTCGGGCTCCCCTGCCGTCTCGATCCACTCGAGCCGCAGCATTGCCGCGAGCACGCCGTCCGAGGCGTCCGTCTCGATCCCGTCCTCGGGATACAGCCACACGCCGCCGATGTCGACGCCCTCCCCGAGTGCGCAGCGCAGTGCCTCCGCCGCCGTCAGCAGCTCGTTTCTCGGCGCGTGTGCGTCCTTCGGGTAGTAGTAGATCTCGACTTCCGCGCCGCGCTCGGCATATTCTGCCGTCCGCGCCTCGTCCGCCACCGCGAGATCGATGCGGTAGCTCGGCCGCGGCAGCGGCTTTTCCGTATCGTCCCGCACGCGAAGCGCCGGAAGCGCCGCCTCCCGCAGCGCACTCGACACCGCCGCGCCGAGCGCGTCGTCGAGCGCCTGCCATGTAATGCTGCTCATATCTTCCGGATCACCTCATCTGCCAGTTCTTCAACTGCCGCCGCGAAGGTCGGCGCGTACTCGTCGCGCGCCGAGTCGAACACCTTCTTGCCCTCCATGAGCTTGCCGGTCCTCTTGTCGCGCTTTTTGACGCGCCAGCCGTACTCATGCAAATGCGCCACCGGGTCGGACGAGTAAACGCGGATGCACACCGCCTTGCCGCGGTAGTAGAGCTTGCCGCGCTTGATGCTTTTGTGGTACGTGCCGGCGGCACGCTCGACGCCCTTGCGGTGCACCGCCTGCTTGCGCACCTTCGCGCGCGCCTTCTGCGCCGTCTTTCGGCGCAGCTTCGTGCCGTGGTCGCGCAGCAGCTTCTTGACCTTCTTCGTGGTCTCCTTGTCCGCGTCCCGGAGTGCGTCCGCGAACGCATAGATCTCGCTGCATGTAAAGCCGTCACGTGCCATCGGCCGTCACCTCGCCCTCGTGCGCCGTGCAGAAGATCTCCATCCAGCCGCGCCGGCTGTAGATCGGCAGCCAGTACGAAACATCGAGCCGCAGCCCGCGCACGACAAAGTACATCTCCCGGCAGATGTCCGGAAGGCTTGCCTCGCGGACCACGACGCGGTGCGTAAGCTCCGCCCGCGTCGCGCCGCCCTCGAGGCTTTCCGCCCGCCCGGACGTCGGCGTCACCGCCGCCCAGACCGTCCGCTGAAAAGCGTACTCATAAACGGTCTCGCCGTTGTCCTGCTCGCGCGCCGCCGCGCGCCAGACCTCCGCCCGGTCGCGCAGGTCGCTGACCTGAGTTGCCATCAGCTGCCGCCTCCCTCGTAAGCGCACACGAGCTTGAGCTGCGTGAGCATCTGCCGCACGATGGGCGGCACAGACTGGAGCGCCTGCGCCGCGCCCGCGACGCAGCGCCCCTCGTACTGCTCGAGCACCATCGCGTGCGCGATGATGTCGTACATCGCCTCGTGCCCCTCGCGCACGCATCCCGCGCCGTCGAGGTAGGCCTCCGCCGCCGCCAGCAGACCGGCGAGCAGCTCATCATCCTCGCTGTAGTCGATCTTGCAGTAGCGTTTTACGGCCGCAAGCCGCTCCGCCTCTGCCATCCTTACGAGAGGGTCAGCGAAACGGCAGCCGCCGCTGCGGAGTCAAAGACCTGCGCATCCAGACGGGTGATCGCGCGGACCTCGGTGGAGTTGGTGCGCCATGCGCTGCCGCCGACGTCGGTAGACGCGATCTCCATCGGCTGACGGCGGAACAGGGTCGCGTACTGGGTGAAGTCACCGAAGTAGATCGGCGTGGTGGTCGAGGGCGAGGACGTTTCCGAAGTCACGGACGCGAGCGTACCGTTGGAAACGACGGAGACCGGACGGCCGAACAGCATCTTGCCGACAGCGGCGGACGGATCCGGCTGCAGCAGCGGGCGCTTGTTGGCGTCGAGCAGCTGGTCGAGCGCGTTGAAGCCGTCCTGGTTTACGATGAAGTGCGCGGTTGCCGAGATAGCCGGGTCGAGCGAGACGTTGAGCAGCTTCTTGAGCGTTGCGATGACGTTCGCCGCGGTTGCAGCCGTTGCCGCAGCGTCCAGGGCGGCGAGCTTGGTCACGAGCAGATTGTTCTCGGTGATGACCTGCTTCTTTGCCATCCAGCGCGAGATATACGCGAGCAGCGCCTCGTCGGTGTCGCGCAGCAGGTCGTTGGAAACCGGCAGGAACAGACCGTAGTCCTCTACCTTGTAGCTGAGCTTCGCAAAGACCGGCTTATCGTCGTTCGGGATGGTCTCCATCTCGCTCATCTTGGTAAAGCCCTTGGTCGGCTGGGTGTCGACGACGCGGGTGCCGGACAGGAAGGACACATTCTCGACGGAAAACAGGTCCGCCAGCGGCACGAGGCTGCGGCGCAGCTCGTTGATGGTGGTCTGCACGTCCTCCGGCACGATCAGGCCGCCGTCCGCCGGGGTGCCCTCGGTCATCTGGTTCGCGTTCTCGACGGCAGCCGCACGGCGCACGATGTCCGCATTCTCGTCGAACGCGCGGCGGTTGCCGCGTGCCTGGGCGCGGATGCACTCCGCAAAGGCGTGCATGCACTCAGCGGAGTTTACCGCCTCGCCCTCGCCGGACTGCGCGCCCGGCTCCTGCGGCATGCCGCCCTCCGGCGCCGGTACGGACGCCTCTGCATCCATGATGGCCTGTACGCGCGCGATCTCCGCGTCGACGTCGGCGAGCTCGTTCTGCGCCGCGGCAAAGCCTGCGGTGTCGCCCGCCTCGTTGGTGGACTTCATGCGGTTTACGATGCCCTGCTTCTTGTTCAGCAGCTCCAGCAGCTTCTTCTTCATGTGGTTTTCCTCCTTCAAGAGTAAGAGTTCGGTTGATTTTTTACGGCAATACCGCCGCAGCTTTCATTGTGCGGTGTTGCCTTAAAGTTCCGCGCGTGCGCGCTGCAGCGCCGCCTCGGCCTCTGCAATTGCGATCGCGCCGGTGTTCAAATTGAACACCGCGCCCTCCGGCGCGGCGGGCTCACCGGCTCTGGCCTCTGGGGTCTTACCCTCTGGGCTCTGGCTCTTTGTCGCCTCGATGTACGCCGCGCGCAGCTTATCCATGTCGGGCAGGCCGCCGACGGCATTGAAGATGTTCGCCGGATTTACCGGCTCGCCGGGCTGCGGCTCATCGCCGATGATCTCGTCGACGAGTCCCGCGTCGAGCGCCGCGCGTGCCGAGAGAAAGGTCTCGCGGTCCATCAGCCGGCGCAGCGCGTCGTGCGAGGTCTTTCCGCGCACCTTGCCCTCGTAGGCCGCAATAATGCTTTCTGTAATACTCTCGAGCATCTGCACGCTCTCGCGGTGCACGCCCTGGTTGCCCTCGGTAATGGTGCTCGGCAGATGGATCATCACCTGACCCACCGGCGACACCGCCGCCGTATCTGCGCCCGCCATGACGACGCTCGCTGCCGACCCTGCGAGGCTCTGCACCTCGGCGCGCGTGTGCACGCCCTGGCGGGACGCGTTCCGCAGCAGGCTGTACATCTCGAACCCCGCGAACACCGAGCCGCCGCCCGAGTTGATCTCGAGCACGAACTCCTCGCCCTCCGGGTTCTGCGCGAGCGCGCCGCGGATGTCCGCCGGGCAGCTCGCCGGAATGCCCCACCAGCGCAGGATCGGCGCGTCGCCGTCCGCTACGATGTGGCCGTTTAATCTGTATCGCATCCTCACTCACCTCCTTCCCTACCGTTGCCGCCGCCGTTGCGGCTGCGGCTGAGTTCCCTGAAATCCTCGAGCGGTACATAGTTGAGCGATGCCAGTCTGTCGCCGCCGCCGGGCACGTCCGGCAGATCCTCGAGCGCGCGGATGTCGTTGACGGAGTAAACGCCGTTCTGGTGCATGGTCTGGTACCACGCGCCGCGGGCGCTCCAGTCGCCCCTCAGCTCGCCCATCATGTTGCGCCGCAGCTGTAAGCCTCGTGCGCTCTCGCTCTCGAGCAGCAGCTTGTGCGTGTCCTCCTGCTCGTGCTCGGAAACGATGGGGCTGAGCGTTCGCTGCATGTACTCGATGGCGGCCTGTGTGTTCGCCGCATAGCTTTCCTTGCCTGCGCCGAGCTTGTAAAACGGAATGTTGAACAGCCGCGCGATGTCCTCGACGCTCGCCGCCTTGGTCTCGATGAACTGCGCGTCGCGGTTCGTGGCCGTCAGCGGCGTGTATTTCAGGCCGTTGTCCAGCACCGCGATGCGGAAGGCGTTGTCTGCGCCGCTGTGGATGCTCTCCCAGTTCTCGCGGATGCGGTTTTTCAGGTCGATGGCGTTGCCGTTCTCGTCGAAGCGCGTTTTGCTCGAAAGGTCGGTCTCCGTTGCGAGCACGCCCGACACCTGTCCGCCGTTCTTGTAGTAGTTGCCCTCGTACCGCTGCGCCTGCAGCGCCGTCTCGATGGTTTCCGCGCCGCGTCTGAGGTAGCTCACGCCCTCGAGGCCGTCGGTGGAAAATGCCTTGTAGTGCAGCACATCCTCCGGCCAGAACTTGCGGTATTCCTGCGTCTTCGGGTTGATGCCCACGTACCACAGCTTTGCGTTGCTGTCGAGCAGCGGCATCATGTACCCCGGCGCGATCGGCAGCAGCTCCACCGGCACGCCCCACTTATCGCGCAGAATGAGCGCGTAGGCGTTGCCGTAGGCGATGCGCCGCGACTCCATCAGCTTGTGATAGTCGAACGCCGTCAGCGCCTCGGTCGGCCTGCCCGTCAGCAGCCGCAGCGCCGGGTGGTCGGTCACGCGCTCGCGCGTACCGCTGTCCATCAGGTACACCGGCATCTTCGCGATGCTGTCCGAGATGATCTCGATGCAGGCGTTCACCGCCGGCAGCTTCATCGCCTGCATTTCCTTTCCGCCGAACAGCGGCCGGTCGCTGCTGTACCAGCCCGTCGGGTCGTCGAGCGTCAGCGTGCCGCCCTGCCCGGTGACGCGCCGGATAAACTGTCCGATCATGCGCTGTCACCCCCGATGGCGGAGATTACGCCCTCGGCGATGAGGAACACCCCGGCCGCGATGAACGCCGCCGGCACGCTGACCATCGTCAGTCCGACAACGATGCAAACAGCACCGCCGCAGACCAGAAGATCGGGCAGAATTTTTGCGATATTCTTCATGCCTCTGTCACCTCCTCGGGCACATCTGCGTCCAGCTCGTCGAGCAGGGCGCACTCGTCTGTCGTCGCGATGCCGATGTAGGCGAAAAATGCAGCTCGCGCGTGCGCGTCCTCGCCGTGCTTCTCCTCCCACATCTCCACCGCCTCGCGCCATGTCACCGTGCGGCACTGCTCGTTGCGGCCGGCCGCGATTCGTCGGATCTCTTCCTCTGCCGCGATGTAGTTCAGCTTCTTCTTGCGCATGTAATCTCACCCCCTTTCACATGTGCCAGTCGCTCGCCGCCACGCTGTCCGCGAGCGTCGGCTCCGGCGTCAGCAATGCCGTGGCGAACGCGATGATCCACGCCACCGTCATATCGATGCGGCCGCGGCTGCGCTTTTTCGTCGGCTTGATGTTCTCGTTGTCGTCGGTGACGCACCGCACGTTCAGGAAGCACTGCCGCGCCGCCGTGTTGTGCACGTGCAGCATCTCGTGCTCGCGGATGAGCCGCTCGAGCTCCTTCATCGGCGGCGAGATCGTGCGGATACCCTGCGGGATTTCCACTACCTCGGTCGCCGTCCCGGCGAGCCGGTCGCGGATGTTCTGCATCACCGTCGCGCCGAGATACGGGTCAAAGCCTACCATCTGGAGGTCGTAGTCCTGTGCCGCTTGCACGACTGCGTCCGCTACCGCCTCGAAGTCGATGATGTCGCCCTCACAGCCGTGCAGGAAGCCCGCCCGCATCCAGTCGCGGTACGGACAGTGATCCTCGCGCTCGCGCGCCTCGATGCCGTCGAGCGGCATCCACCCGGTCGGCAGCGCCACCCAGTGCGGCAGCCCCTCCTGCGGCGGAAAGACGAGCACGAAGGCCGTAAGGTCGGTGCTCTTGGAGAGGTCGACGCCGCCGAAGCAGCGCTTGCCGCGCAGCAGCCGCACCGCGTCCGTCCAGTGCGCCGCGCCCTCCGGATTCCACTGCGTCTTGTCGTAGATCGTCACCGGGATCCACCCGACGCTTGCCGTCGCGATCCACTGGTTAAGCCTGAGCCACCGGAACAGCCGTTCCGCCGCCTCTGAACGCTTCGCGTCCTGTGCTTCCGCGCGGATGGCGCTCAGCCGCAGCGTCCGCCCGATCGACGGGTTGCAGTCGCGCCACAGCTGCTCGTCGAAGATGTTGAGCTCCTTGAGCTTATCCTCGTCCTCCACGAGGCCGAGGCCGTAGATGATCGGCAGCCAGCGCGGATCGTCCTGCGCCCGCTCGTCGCGGTCGCCTTTGCGGTACCGCCAGATGCCGAGCGCCTTCTCGTGCACCTCCCAGCCGATGCTCTTCCGGTCCGGGTCATCGCCTGCCGTCGTCAGCACGATCCACACCGGCTGACGGCGGGCAGCGCCCGCGCCGAACGTCATAACGTCCCACAGATCGCGGTTCGGCTGCGCGTGCAGCTCGTCGAAAATGACGCAGCTCGGCTTGTAGCCGTGCTTGCTGTAGGCCTCCGAGGACAGCACCTTCATCTTCGAGCCGCTCACCGTGTCGAAGATGGTCTTGGTGGAGTCCACGATGCGGCTGCGCTTTTTGAGCGCGGGCGAGGACTCTACCATGAACTTCGCCGCCGCGAACACAATGCCCGCGTTGTCGCGGTCCGCCGCCACGAGGTAGATCTCGCCGTTGGTCTCCCCGTCCGCGAACAGGTGGTACGTGCCGAGACCGGCCGCGATCTCGCTCTTGCCGTTCTTCTTCGGGATCTCGAGGTAAAGGTATTGATATTTGCGCAGATACTCGCCCGGCTCGTCCTCGTCCTCGGTCATCTCGCCGTAAAACGACTGCACCATATCGCGCTGCCAGTCGATCAGCCGCAGCGGCACGCCGCTCGAGCACGTCAGGCACTCGAGATAGTCGCACACAAAATCCGCCTGCTCCCTGTCAAACACCGCGCCGCCTCCTTTCGTTTATCCACATCATGCACAGCCTTATCCACACCGGCACAATATCTTGTGGATAAAGCCAAAAAGAAAAGCCGACACCTCACCCCTCTTTCGGGGTTAAAGATGTCGGCTTGGAGGCTCGCTGGCCTCTGGCTCGCGCTGCGAAAACGCAGCGGACATTGGTTTTGCGCTGCATTTTTGCAGCGGTTTGTCTCCGGTGCTCCGGCGGAAGGCGCGCCCGTTCCGTAAGGCGCGCCGCCCTTGGAGAGTCGCATATGACCTCGGACGGCCTGACCACGCCGCCCGCCGCAGCACCGGCTCACTACTTGTAACTACTTGAAACTACTTGAAACTACCGGCAGCAGCGTGATAATGGAGTTCGGCGAGACGCACGCCGCGCTTTTCGCCCGCCTCGCCCGTTAAGCCGAGCGCCGCATTTGCCGGGTCGAAGCATTTAAGCGTCGCCGTACGCATCGCCTTGCTCTGATAATTATTTCCTGTCATACGTCCACTCTCCTGTTCCATGCGCTTACAAGTGCGCGCTTGATTTCTTTCAGATACTCTCTCATTTCAGGGCTGTACATTATCCGTCCAGCCACCTGTTTTCCAGCGCGCAGAAACCATATACCGCGCCGCAGGTCAGCGCGATCCAGAACACCCAGAACATAACGATAAGCACTCCTTCATTCTTCACAGCGCGGTCTACGACCGTCTGCGGCTCTGTGTCGGCATAGAACTCATTATCTTCCGCGATCATATGATCTTTGATCCGGGTATGTATGCTGCCGACCATGCTGGCGTCTGCGACTACGTAATAATGCCGCAGCTCACTGTTGTCATAAATCATACTGCCCTGCCGATGGGTGGATACAGAAAACTTGTCCGCAGGAAATGATACACCCATAAACGAAAAAGTTTCCGTGCTGTCTTCTTCTCGTTTCACCCTGTCCCACGTCCAATACACCTCGGTGCGGGTGTATGTGTGCCCCTTTCCGTCCGTAGATGTCACCACGCGCGTGTGCATGGTGTATCGTTCCGTGATTTTGGTCAGTATTGCGTATTCGCCGTCCAAATCATCTGCCGAAACAGGTTGTTCAGCGATCAGATTGCCGTAAGCGATGATGTTTCCGAAATCGGTAGCCAGCGCGTACTGAAACTGCCCATCGTCTGTGATCTGCGCTGCCGTGGTGAATTTCTCGTTTTCTTCGGCAATATGGTCACCGATTTTACTGCCGATCAGGAATCCCAGCGCCAGCATAACAAACACGATTGCAACGCTGAATGCCATTTCACGAGGCTTAATTTCCATCGCTGTCACCGAACAGGTTCTGCGGAGCATCTTCCGGTGCGTCGTAGTCCGCATAGGTCGTGTCGATTGCCTGATAGTTCATTACGCGCAGCAGGAAACCAGTTGGGAAAGACCGTACCAGTTTGTTGTATGTCCGTACCTGCTGATTATAGTTGTTGCGGTACTGCGCGATCTGGTTCTCGGTCAGCGCAAGCTCGGTCATGAGCTGCTTGTAATTTTCGTTTGCCTTGAGTTCCGGGTACTGCTCTGCAACGGCGTTCAACGCAACCTGCGCTTGTTCGACCTTACCGGACGCGGCAGCAGCGCGAGCCTGTGTAATCCTGGTCAGCGTATCGCCCTCGTAATTCTGGTAGGACTTCACCGCGTCCGCCAGATTGTACACGAGGTCAACACGGCGTTTCTCGGCTACCTGTACGTCGGCTGCCGCCGAACTGACCTGTTCCTCTGCCGACACCGCACGGTTATTGGCCGATATGAATGCAGCGGCAATCATAAGTACCAGCGCTGCCACGATGGCCAGCACGATTAAAGCAATTTTCTTCATTTCCGTTCATCCCTCTGCGTTTCTGTTTTGCCGCGTCGCAAGTCCTTCCACGTGTCACAGAGCCTCCAAAACGCGTCTGTGGTTTCCTGCCCCATGAACAAGAACAACCGCAGCAAACCAAGCGTGATAATCGATCCGCCCAGAATGACAGCCGCATAGATATAAACGCTTGCGATTCTGGTAACTATATCAAGCATCATCACTCGAAGCCTCCATCTTTACCGCCGCGCCCTCGGCGTAAAAACGGCAGTTTTCGCAGCTCATACCGTCACCTCTGCGCACTCCGCGCCGCAGGCCGCATAGCCTGCCAGGTCGACAAAGCTGTCCGCCGTGCCGCCGACGCAGCTCGTGCCGACACGCGCGATTTTAAGCAGCGCCATCAGCATCGCGACATCTGCCGCCGTCACCGTGACAATGGCGTCCGGCGAGACGCACGCCGCGCGGAGATAAGTCTCCCAGAGCTCTGCGATGCAGCCGAAGCTGTCCTCCGGCGAGCCGTAGTCCTCCTCGCGCTCACCGCACACGCACGCACGTGCCTTTTCGAGCACCGCCGCGCGCGTCAGCTTTTTCGCCTCGCCCTCGCCCTCGTCCGGCTCATCCTCAGTTTCGAGCTTTTCCGCCTCGACGGCAATGCCCTCGATCGGATAGCTTGCCGGCTGCGCGCAAATCCTCTCGTTCAGCAGCACCGACTGAATTTCCACATCCGCCGTGCGCAGCCTGTCCTCCACATCCGCGAAATCTCCGCAGATGCCTATCAGCGCCCTGCGCATCGCAGCGGCGACCTTTTTGTATTTCTCCTGCGTCAATTCGGCACACTCCTTTTCCTCTTCCTCGACGGCAATGCCCTCGGCCGGGGCATCTGCCCTCCAGTAGTCGCTATCCTCATACGGCAACGCTGCCCGAATTTCATCCTTCGTGGCGCGCAGCAGGTATTCCGTGCTCGGACCGTCGCTCATAATGCTCAGCAGAGCTTTGCGCATCGCTGACGCGGCGCGTCTGTATTTTTCCTTTTGCGTCATGGTCTCTCCTTCTTTCTTTTCCGGCGCTCTGACGGACGGACCGCGCGAAGCGGTCGCGCCCGACGGAGTTTGCAAAAACCCGCCCATGCCTCTCGGGCAGCTCTTGCCGCCCGTCACAGCGCCGGATCAATTTTCAGTTTGGGCGCGGCGGCAGGATTCGCACCTGCACCGCCATCGTGGCGCCCCTTAGATAGAGGCCGCTCTCCTGTTGAGCTACGCCGCGCGTATTGCAGGTGTTCAAATTGAACACCGTTTTTGCCCTCTCGTGTCCGCTTTCTCCTGCCCTCCGGCGGACGCACCGCTCGTCAGCATTCCGGTGCAATCCGTCGTATCCTTGCCCGCGTCCCGGCGCGGTCGGCCGGCGCATATGGCTATCGCCGCCCGCCGCAGGACAGGAGTCTCGCGACAGCTTTTCCGGCGCTCTGACGGACGGGCGAGGACAAAGAAAGGAAAACCTCGCCGCGTTCGCCCTGTTAGGAATAGATAAACATAAAGGGGGTAGAGTTCGGGCGGCCATCTCGCCCGTCAGAGCGTCGGAATATTCACTTTTTGCGTCGCCTGCGCGTCTTTCGCCGCAGCCGGTCGTGCGGGCATTCGCGCACCTGCCCGGCGCGCCGCCATGAACTCTCGCAGAACCCCTGCGCATTGATCATCGGGCACGTCAGCGGGCAGATCGTCCGTTTCTGCATTTTGTCCTCCTGTCCTCGTCCGAGGCTCTGACGGACAGGCGAGGAAATATCACAAAACTCACCTGCCGCCAAAGGTCGAAGCTCGAGCAGGCATTGCACTGCCCGTCACAGCCCCGGACAAACCTCACGCTTTCCGGCGCTCTGCCCGCTCGCGAAGCATCCGGCTGAGCGGGTCCTCGTCGGCCTCATCCTTGGGCGGCTCGGGCATTACCAGACGGCAGCGTGCCGACACGCTCAGCCCAAGCGCCGCCGCGCAGCTCTGGCACTGGCCGAAGTAAACGTTCGCCGTCTTGGTCCAGCTGCCCGCCTCCTTGGCGTCGCCCTGCATGATCGCGCGGTTCGCCCAGTTCTGCGCGTTCTGCCAGGCGGCGCGAGCGATAAAATACCGCGCCAGCATGTCATAGTCAAGGTCGGAAAAGATATGCAGGGCAACCAGCTTTTTCGCGGTTTGCCGGTACTCGTCCGCCATTCCCTGCGGCAGGTACTTGGGCACCTGAATGCGCTTCGGCTCCTTCGCGCGCACCTCGCGCTTTGCCTTCTCCTCGATCTCCGCATCCGTCCGGTGTCCCCGCATTCGCTTTCGCGCCTGCTTGATGTCCACCGTCCCGTCCGCCTCCCGCGGAATTGGCTTGCTTGCTGGCATATCTCGTCACCTCACTCTCTCAAATTCCGAAGCCGCTCGGCCTTGCGGCCGGTCAGCGTCTCCCATCGGCGTAAAATTACATCGCAGTACCGCGGCGACAGCTCCACCGCCACGCATTTACGGTTTGCCTGCTCGCAAGCCAGCAGCGTCGTGCCGCTGCCGCAGAACGGGTCATACACCGTGTCACCAACGTCCGTGCTGTTGCGGATCAGGTAGTCAAACAGCGGAATCGGCTTCATGGTCGGGTGGTCGCGGTTCGCCTTCGGGCGCGGACAGTCGATCACGGTCATTTGGCTGCGGTCGCTGCACCACTTGTGCGCGGCTCCCGGCTTCCAGCCATACAGGCACGTCTCGTGTTTCCATTGGTAGTCCTGGCGGCCCAGCACAAAGCAGTCCTTGTTCCAGATCAGCTGCTGGCGCACCGGCCATCCAAGCTGTTCCACCGCCTGAGCGAACACACCCCACGTTTTGTCCGCACACCAGATGTAATACGCTGCGCCCTCTCGCAGCCACTCGCTGACAGCACCAAACGAGCCGGTCAGCAGTTCCATCAGCGCGTCACGGTCAGCGCCATCATTCTCGATGGTCATTGCATCGCCGGTCTTGCCGACGTAATCGACGCCATACGGCGGGTCAGTAAGCAATAAATCAACTTTTTGTGTTACCCCCCCCCCGAAAATTTTGTCTAAATACGGTTTTTCGGTACAATTTCCACACCAAAGGATGTGGTCTCCGAGTTTCCACACATCGCCGTCCTGTGCGCGGCTGGGCGTGTCGGCATCCGGTTCGCCGCTGTCGCCGTCATCTTCGGCGGCAGGCGGTTCTTCGTTCGGGTCTTCCATTTCCAAATCAGCTGCCGAGAATCCGGTGATCGTCAGGTCCATGCCCGCGGCCTGAATTTCGCCCAGCTCAAGCGCCAGCATCTCGGTGTCCCAACCGGACTGCTCCGCGAGCCGGTTGTCCGCCAGAATGTATGCACGCCGCTGCGCATCCGTCAGATGCTCAACGAGTACGCACGGCACCTCGGTCATGCCCTCGGCCTGCGCCGCCAGTACGCGCCCATGGCCTGCAATGATATTCCGGTCGCTGTCAATCAGCACCGGATTGACAAAACCAAACTCTCGCAGGCTCGCTCTGATCTGGGCGATCTGGCTCTCGCTGTGCGTCCTCGCGTTCCGCGCATACGGCACCAGCTCGTCGATCGGCACCCGCGCCAGCTGCTCCGGCATAAACCACGCCGCTTTTACCTCGCCCGGACCTGCCGGACCGGCGCTTTTCCTGTTTGCCATTTCCAAAACCTCCAAAATTCCCGCTCCATTGGGAAAAAATCTCGCACGGAAGCCCGGCTGCGGTCAGACGCCCCGCCGCCGAAAACTTTTTCGGGGTGGGGGGTAGTCCGGGAAATCTTGCGATTTCCCGCCAAAGCCGCGCACGTCGCGCCTGCACTGCGCTCGTCCAAGCGTCAGCCCTTCCGGCCGCTCTGGCCGCGAGATTTAGCTCGGCTTTCCGCCATGGTCTTTGCGCTGTGGCAGATGTGGCACAGGCTTTGCAGATTGCTGCGGTCCGTGAACTTCTCCCAGTCGCCGTTATGCGGCTCAATGTGATCCACGTCCGTCGCTGTGGTGCGTCTGCCATGCCGTGCACACTCCCGGCACCATGGCTCACGCAGCAGCTGCGTCGGCCGGAGATCATCCGTCCAGAGCTTGGTGCTGTACCATGCGCGCCACTGCCTGGACTCTGCCGAGCGCCGGTCCGCGTCTCGCGGCTTGTGCTTGTCGCAGTATCCGCACCTCACGAGCTCCCGGCAGCCCGGATGGCGGCACGGCCGCAGCGGCTTAGTCGGCATAGGCGATCATGTCATGCAGCGCCGCCGTCGTGCTGGCGATGATGCCATCGAGCCGGATAATGCGCACAGTCAGCGCATGCCGGCGCTCGAAGCGCGGCTCGAGCTCACGCTCGGCGATCAGCTCGCGGCGCCGTGCTCGCAGCGCATCAAGATTTTTCTTGTAATCCGGGATCATCTCGGCAACCGTCTGCACGGCCTCGCCTCCTTCCGGTGGAAATAAAAAAAACAGGAGCTGGCTTGCAACACTCGACGAACATTGCGCTCGAGTGTTACGAAGTCAGCTCCTGTCTGCTTAGACGTTGGCTTACACCGTCGTAGTCGACGGTGGACTCACATTTGCATCTTTCGCACCACAGCGGAAACTGCTGCAGCGTGGTTGTTCCCGGCACGACCCAAACCTTGGTCGGCTTGCCGCATCGCGGGCACCGGATCTTTTTTCGATTTTGATTATACACGCGATTTACTCCTTTGTCTACCCCTGCTTGGCTTTTTCTCCAATCCCTGTTGATATGTTATAGAGCATTCCAAGCCAGAAACAACGCGCGTATGCGTGCGCGTTGCGTTATTATTATGAACTGCCGCCGACCAGGGCAGCAGGTATTTTACAAACTTACAGGATGCGATCTCATTCCGGCCGCCGCCCTCATCGAGCACCTGTGCGCCCGGTGGTGCGTCAACACTCGTGCCGTCGTCCACCCACTCGTAAGTCGTGACCGGTCGGTCAAAGTTGCGACTGGGTACAAACTGTTTTTTGCCGTTCAGGCTCGCTTCCCGGCGTTCTTTGGTAAGATAACCGGCCCAACCGTCGTAGCCACGCTCACGGATGTAATTGAGCTGCACATCATCGCCCCAGAGCCAGAGCGACTTGAAAAGCTCAAGATCGCCGCCGATTGCATTGATAATAATATGCGCGTGAGGCCGGTGGTCTCCGTGCCTGCCCTCGAGGACGTAGATGTACTTGAGATCCGGCAGACCTCGCGCTTTGCGGTAGGCCCGCATCTGCGAGAACACTTTGCCGAGGTGCTTGCGTGTCACGTCGGCGCTCTCCGGTAAATCCTCATCGCGATACGTCGCAGTCAAAACCAGATCGTTCTCCGCAAAGTTGCACGCGATCAGCTGCTCGAGCTTGCGCTGCGCCGTATTGGCGTTGGTGCGCTGGATCTGCTCCTCCGTCACCTCGCGGATGCGCTTGCGCTCCTGCTTGCTGGCGTTCGGCCGCGGCACAGTGTAAACCGCGTCCCAGACGAGCCGTCCGGCCCGCACTGTTTTCCTTCGTTTCACTTTCCCCTCCCCGGTGTTCAAATTGAACACCATAGCGGACGAGTTACCCCGTCCGCGTAGTTACTAAGAATATCCGCAATTTTCATTTTTGTCAATCGCAGGGATTTTTTCAATCGTCCTCAGGGTCGTAATTCTCGTCAACCCAATCGCTAAACTCCTTTGTCCCGATGATAATGCAGTGTTCACCGCCTTTAATGCTTATGTATGCCGCGCCGGAACCATCAAGCACCTCAAGCAGCTTTCTCATACCACTCTGCTCGCCGCGCAGCACCGCGTGTACCGCATCATTGATCGCGACGTTCGGCTTGTAGCCGTCCTTGCCATAAGATTTCATTTTTGCCCTCTCCTCTCGCAAAACTCTGCCACCGCCTGCAGCTTGTCGGCCGCCTCACGGATGATCGCACAGCCGCCCGTGCCGCAGTTATGCTCGTGCCCGCAGCCGAGGCAGGCCAGAGAGCCGGTCTGGACTTTCAGCCTTCTGAGGGCTTCGATAAGTTCATCGGTTTTCATATGTGTCCGCTCCTTCCCCATAAAACAAACTGATTTGATCTGCAAATTTGCTAAACCGCTTTTCGGCAGCATCGAAATATGTCCGGTCGATTTCAAAACCTGTGAAATCCAGTCCAGCCTTATATGCCGCGATCCGGCTGCTGCCGCTCCCTAAATGGGTATCCAGCACGCGCATACCCGGCGACGCATAACGCTGAAACAGCCAGTCATACAGCGCAACCGGCTTCTGTGTCGGGTGAATACGCACCTCATTGAGTGCCTTATTCCCTTGCTGAATGTGCCCCTCCGCAACGCTTTTCCCCTGCAGCATACCGCTCCACATATACCGAAATAGACGCACGCTGGTAAACAGGTCGGTGGCGGCAATCTCGCAATCCGAGAAACTCGAGCTTTGGTTGCATTTGTCCCACACAATCCGGCCGGGCGCAAAATCATAGCTGAAATAATTGCAGCCCCAAATGATGTAGTGCTTTGACACTCGCCGCAATTCGTCAAAGTATGCCTTTCCCGGCACTTTCCATGCTGCTGATACAGGGTAATAATTGCGCCGCACTCTGGTTCGGCTTACGTTGGAGCCGTAATAGTGGCGGCGTTCCGGTCCGCTAAAGTACGGAGGGTCTACCACAGCGAGATCGAAACAGCCGTCTTGGAACTGCGCCATTCCCTCCATGCAATCCATGCAGTAGCAATGGTTGGTTTCAAGCATGGCCGTTGCTCTCCCGTTCCAGCAGCTCCTTCCGCAGCTCCTTGAGTTTATCCGTCAGCAGGCTCTCGGCCTTGTTCCCAGCTTTCAGTTTGCCGCCCTTGTCGCCGAAGTTGTAACGCGGACGGTTGACGTTATGCGTACCGCCGCCCGGAAAGAAATCGTCGCCCTCATACCAGCTGGCCGTGAAAAAGCTGCCGTCCGGCAGGTCGAGCCGGTACACGCTAAGCCCGATCTCAGGCGCCTTGTGCCAGATGCCCCAGTTCTGCCAGCCAGACAGCACGGCCTTGCGCTTGCTTTCGTTCGTCAGGGCGATAACGTCCTGACGGGTCAGTTCCAGTATCATACTTTCCCTCCCAATTCTTTTAACCGTGTCATCGGACACCGCTCGCACTTGTCCACCATCGCCTCATAGTCCAGTTCAAAAGGAAACTTACAATACTCATCGCAGATCTCACCTGCGAGCTTGTTTACCGTCTGCTCCCAGCAGCCTGTATGGAATATCGGACCAGAGCGCACACCCTGTCCGCAAAACTTACACTTAGCCATTATTCCGGCGTCACCTCCGTCCAATGCGTTACTGTTACGCTTGCCGGGCAGTCCTGGTCTTCAGCAAAGCGCCAGCCATCCTCCCAGCGGACATACTCGCCATAGCTCCCGTTATCCTTGCGGCACAGCAGCGGCACGGCCTCGGGCGGCTGCTCGGCGGGATACTCATGCCAGATTTTCGCCTCCGGCCGACCGGCAATCATCTCGAAGGGGTCCACCCCCGCCCAGTCGGCCAGACAGAAAAGGTCATCCAGATCGGGTGCGTGGCAGTCCAGCGGATCATCCCACAGCCAGTTCGTATACCAGCGTTTCGGGAAGTTCTCAAGATCTTCATAGCTCGTAATTCCGACGCCAGCGAGCGCGAGCTTGATATGCCGCCGCGCCATCGCGAGCGGCGATTTCATGAAGGCGTCCTCGCGCTGCTGGCGCTCGGCCTTGCGCGTCTCGGCGTCCTTCGCGCTCGTGATGCGCTGTTTCACCACGCCGCACACCTTTTCGCACCCGTCCGCCTTGTCGCAGCTGTGGCAGCAGCCGGGACACTTGCCGTCCCGCACCCACGCCGCGCGCTTATCCATGCCTGTGCAGGGATGGGGCGAAAAGCTCTCCGCCGGGCAGGTCAGCTGCGTGAAGGGATACTCCGCCGCCTTTTTATGCGCCTTGATCTTTTTCGCGTCAAGGTTGTACATTTTGCCTTGATATGCGCCGTGCAGCTTGCGCTGCAATTCCGCATCGCACTGGCTCAGTTCATAGGCGGCGCTGTCGTTGATGCGGTGACACTTAAAATCGCCCTTCCACGCCTTGGTCAGTCCGTTGTCGATTGCCTTTGCCCTGGCAATCTGGCTCTCGGACGTTTTGAGTACCTCGGCGACATAACTGCGCAGCTTGCCCGGTAGTGCAACCACGCCGCGTGCCTGCAAATCCTTGAGCGCAGCCTCGATCTCCTTTGCGGCTCGTCCGGTGTACTCAGCGGTCAGACCGCCGCCGCCGCGTGCCATCGTGTTGGTCCAGTGCAGGATCAGCGTCTGGATAGACGGGTCAAGGTCGGCATCGAGCACAATACAGGGCGCGGCCTTGCGGTCGAGTAGCGCCAGCGCGTTCCGACGGCGGTGACCGGCGAGCAATAAGTACCCGCCCTCGGTCTTGCGGCGCACCACAAGCGGCTGCTGCAAGCCGATGACCTCGATGGACTCCGCCAGCTCGTCAATGCCGGTCTGCGTGTAGGTGTTGGCGGCGTTCTCCTCAATTTCCGCAAGCGCAATCTCCTGCACCCTCATTTCTCCGGTGTCCGATTTGGACACCGCCTCACCCATCAGCTCCGCAAGATTAAATTTCTTTGCCATATCACTCCACCTCCATCAGTTCTTTGACCCACGCCCGGTAATCTCGGGCGGCCGCCGAGGTCGGCGACCAGCGCGTAACCGGCTGGGCGGCGTAGGTGCTCTCCGTCACCTTGTCCGTGCGGCGGATTTTCCGGTAAAACAGCGGAATCGGGCTGTGCTCTCGCAGCCAGTCCTCGCTCTGGCGCGTTGCGTCAGCGTTGTGCCAGATGGTCAGCAGACCGAAAACACTGCGCTTGGCAAGGCCGGTGTTCCGCACGCTGGCAATCTGGTCGGCAAGCAGCCGCATACCGGACATCTCAAACGCCCCCGGCTTGATCGGCACAATTACCGTGTCACTTGCCGCAATCGCCGAGATGCACGGTAAACTGAACGACGGCGGGCAGTCGAAGATCATCACGTCATAAGCATCATCCTCGACCAGTGCGTCACGCAGATCGGCGTACACGCGGACCGCCTGCTTGCGGTCAATGTCGGCGTCCAGATCAACCGAGGCCAGCTGCATGTCGGACGGGATAATGTCCAGATCACGGTAAATGGTGTGCTGGATGACGTCCTCGTAGTAGGCCGTGCCACCGTCAAACAGGTCGGCCGTGCTGCAGGCATCAGGTGCAACGCCAATGTACTGGCTGGCGTCACCCTGCGGGTCGCTGTCTACCAACAGCACGCGCTTGCCATAATCAGCCGCCAGAATACCTGCGAGGTTTACCGCGGTGACGGTCTTGCCGACGCCGCCCTTTAAATTCACTATGCTTATGCTCTTCATGATTTTATCCTTTCTTTTTCGGTCCGGGCGACCGCATTTTTACGCCGCTGGCATGCAGGATGGCCGAGACCACAGCGTAGGCGCGCCCCTGTCCGCGCGCGATGGCGAGGATGGAGTTCCCGGCCTCGTAAAGCTCCACGATCTTCTGCCTTTCCTCCGGCGTCGCGGATGCGTTGCGCTTTGCCTCGCACCGCGCCTTGGCGTCCTCCTTCGGGTTTACCATGCGCCGCTCGTCGCGCTTCGGCGTGCGGACGGTTTCGGTGTAGCGGTACGGCTCGCCGAAGGCCTCGCCCGTCACCTCGACGGTTTCGTAAATCCCGCGCGGGTGGCGGAAGATGACGCGGCGGGTCTCAGTTGCCATTTTCCGCTCCCGCTATCTGCATCATCTGCTCATAGTCTTTCTTGATTACGCCAGACCCGATCAGAGCCATGATGTACTGCATCGCCTTGTCGGCAGTCTCGTCATTCGCCGCCTCGCAAACTACGCGATACAGCGCGATCAACACACGGCGGATGTCATCACTCAAAATCTCTCCGTCCGCGCAATCAAATCTGCCTTCGGCCTGTATTCCGTCAATTTTAATCTCAATCATGCTGTTTCCCCTTCCGATTTCTCTTGATGTATCCAAGCGCCGCGCCGATGGCCTCGGCTCTCTCTCGGTACTCTCGCGCGAGCCTCGGCTCAACGAGCTTGCTCTGTGCGTACAGCCTGCGGCGGTCAAACCGCAGCTTTTGGATTGCTTTTCTTAGCTTCATTCTTTTTCTCCATCTTCTTCGTCTGCACGATCGCCTCGCGCTGGCCGTCCATGTACTCGGCAAACTGCTGCACGCTGCCGTCGAAATCGAGGTAGACTTTGCCGAGGCGGCCCTCCTTATTTTTGAGCACCTGCAGCACGCGCTCGTCTGCCGGTGCGCTGTCCGCCTCGTTCTTGTAGAGCGCAAGCACCGCATCGGCATCCTGCTCGATCTGGCCGGACTCGCGCAGGTCGGTGAGCGACGGCTCGCCGTCGCGCGCTTCGGACGCTCGCGAAAACTGCGACAGCGCCACGACCATGATCTTGCGCTCCTGCGCCATCGCGTGAAGCGCAAGCGAAATGTTCGTTACGATCGCGAAGCGGTCGCGTCCCGGTCCGGTAAGCTCCTGCAGGTAGTCAATAAACACAATTTTGTGCCGCCTGCGTATCGCGCAGTCCATGATGTCCTGCACGCTCCACCCCGGCGCGTGCACCAGCTCGACGTCGCTCTCGGCGATCTCGCGCTGCAGGCGGTTAAGCCGCGTCCACTCCTCCGGCGTCATTTCCCGGCAGTTTATGTGGCCGAAGTCGATGATCGCGCGGTTCGAGACGATACGGTTTATCAGCTTGGAGGGCGTAGTCTCGAGGCTGTAAAAGCCGACTTTCGCGCGCCGCCCCATGTGCGTCGCCATCTGGAGCGCGAGCGCCGTCTTGCCGGCGGACGGGCGGCCTGCAAGGACTACAAAATCGCCGAAGTCGCTGTACAGGCGGCTGTCGAGTCGGCTGAAGCCGTACTCGATGAATTTTCTCTTTGTCGTCTGTTCGAGGGCGAAGGTTTCAAGCCCCTGCGACAGCGAGACGATTTCCGCGCCCTGTTTTTCCGCCGTGACCTCCATCGCCGCGGCGATGAGCTCGCGCCCTTCCTCGCTCGTGCGCACTTGCGTGAGCTTGTCGGCCAGTTCCCGCAGGCGGCTGACTTTCGTCTGCTCCTGCATGGCCTCGGCGTATGCTTTCCAGGCGCTCGCCGTGCTGCATACGTCCATGCACTCCATCAGCAGCGGCTCGTATTCCTTGCCGATGGCGGCGCGGATCGTTACCGGGTCGAGCGGCCGGCCGCGGTTGAAGATCTCGCGTGCCGCGGTGTACACCGTCCGCAGCTCAGCGCGGAGAAAATCGCTCTCGCGCGTCGCGGCGAAAAGCTCGCCTGCGATCTTCGGGTCGAGCAGCAGCGCGCCGATGACGCTGTACTCGGCGGCGAGCGTTGCTCGTTTCTCTACCACACCTCGACCTCCTCTCGCCGCCTGGGTGGCTTGTCCGGCTCGGCTTCCGCCTGCGGCTCGTCCTCCCACCGGCGGCCGTTAAGCCATGTTGCCGGGTTCGGTACGTAGCGGCCGCCGTCCCGCTGCCACGCCTCCGTGCGCGTCTGCCACTCGAGCGCGGTCAAAAGCGCGTCCAGCAGGTCGCGGTCTGCGTGGAGCTTGTCCCACGCCCGCCGCGCCGGTTTCTTGGCGACGTGCTTGGGGTAGGCCGCCCAGAACTCGTCAAATAACTCGCTCTCCCCCGTGGGGGTAAGGGGGTTATTATTATCTCTTGTATTATTCTCCTTTATATCCTGGAAATTTTCTTCTATAGGGTCAGGAAGTTTTTTTCTATAGGTATGGAAATTTTCTTCTATAGGGCCAGCCACTTTTTCCATTGCTTCCTGAGCGTTCGCCTGCACCCAGATTCGGCGCTCAACGACGGTTTTTCCGACATCTCGGATGACCTCGACACGGAGGTATCCGAGCTCCGCCAGGCGCGCGATCGTGCCCGAAACTGTGCGTTTGCTCTGCTTGAACTTGTCCGCAAAATGCTCATTTCCGGCCGAGCAGTAGCCCTTGACGTTGCACATCGCCGTGATGTCGCTGTAGAGCACACGGGCGAAAAAACTGAGGCGCTCATCGTACCGCACGTCGGCGGTCAGGATGCTGTAAAAGCTCGGCTTATCTGCCATACCCTGTCGCCTCCTTGATGACCTCGCACGCCGCCGTGAAGCGGCGCAGGAGCGCCCGTACTTCTGCGTCCTGTTCTTTCCTGCTGTGCTTGTGGCCGGTTCCCTGGCCGACCCACGGCAGCATTCCCGCCTTCCGCAGCTTGGTGAGCTTGGAGTTCACAGACGCTGCGGAACGATCGATCTCCTCCGCGATTTCGGGCGCGGTCATGCCGTCCCGGGCCATCTGGATGATGCAATTCACATCATCCCGTGTCCACTCCTGCTTCACCCTTTTCCTCAAGGGTTGCCCCTCGAGACACAACTCTGCGATTTTCTGCTCAAGCGTGGTGTTGCCAACGCCGAGCTCTTCCGCGATCTTTCGCGCCGGTACTCCGGCCTCCCTCTGGCGGACGAGATGGTCGAGTATCTCATCCGTCCAATTTATCTTTGCTGGCATATCTAACCCCTTTTCTACGCATTCCGCGCGGTGCCCGTCCACATGGCGAGCACGCCGACGGCCGCGACAAAGAGCGTCGCACGGCCGCCCAGCAGCTCCGCATTATCGGCGCTCGCCGCCGCGATCAGCAGCGCAAAGCCGATGGCCGTCAGCGCCGCACGGATATGTTTATCCGTCAAAGATTTTTTCCGAGCTTGACGCGCCCGGGCGCTTGTGTTAGTATAATAACTGTATTCGCTATGCATTTGTGTCTGCACGGTTGCCGCCGTGTGGGCACTTTTTTTTGCGCAAATTTGCATTTTCATTTCTCCTTTGAAGTTTCGCCGCTGATAACGGCCATTTCAGCCAGAAACGCCCGGCGCAGCATGCGCTTCAAAATCGCGTTATATCGCGGCATTTCCTCGTCGTCGATTTTGCGATCGAGGGCAATGATGGACAGCTCGCGCGCGTCTGCTCGCTCCTGGTCTGTGTCATCTACCTCCAGCCTCACCTCGAGCGCAAGCTGCTGAAGCTCGACGTTGCTCTCCGGCCTCTGCCAGAGTGTACCGAGCGGACAGCGATTGCAGTAATAGCCGCGCAGCCATGGTGCACGGTAGAGCTCGGCCATTTCGGCCACACGCACCGCCGTCGGCACGCGCTCTTCCTGCTCGATGGCCTGCAAATTACGCACGGACCACCCAAGGCGCTCCGCTGCGGCTTCCTGCGTCAAAGACGCACCCTCACGGGCAGCTTGGTAGATGTTCTGGTATCCTGCCATCGTGGACATCCCTTTCTTTTTGCTGTATTCTTTTATCAACGAACAAACCCAAGACGCTGTTGCCGCAGCATCTCGGCGTCGGCCTTTTCCCGCTCCTTTTCGTAGCGGTAGACCTCGTCCCAGCGGATTTTCCACCCGCCGAGGTTCACGGCGCTGAGCTTGCCCTCCCGGATAATCATCCGGACGTAGTCCGGCGAGCAGAGCCACCGCTCGGCCAGATCAGCCGTAGTTGCGTATTTCGCCGCCATTAGATAGCCTCCTTTTCGTCTTTGTAGAGATCTTCCAGCGTGCAGCCGAGATAGATTGCGATTTCCGGCAGCAGTCGGGACGGAGGGTACAATCCTTCACTCTCCCACTTGACTATTGCGGTCTGGCCAACACCAAAATGTGCCGCCATATCCACCTGTCGCAGACCCTTTGCCAGACGCAGCTCTTTGATTTTCTTCATTTTCTCACCTTCTTTCTGGTGTTTCTTCCCTTTTCGTGATAAAATTTCATGGAAAGGAAGTGTTACTATGGATAAACTCTCACGCTCTATTTTGGAAGGTTTTACAGAGTATCCTTCATTAAGCGTCACAGATATCGCATTATTGACTAAATCAGATATCCTAACTGTTGTGCCATATGTAAAATGGCTTTTCGATTCCAAATTCATTGAATTCGACCCATCATGTCAGCATAGCGATACTTTTGGCACAGTCACTGATAAATTTCGTATCACTCCTCCCGGGCGCGGAGAATTGGAAAACATCCAAATCACCAACAAGCGCCTGCTAAGAGCTGAAATCTGTTCAGCCATTGCGTTACTTTTGACGTTCATTGACATAATAGCGGGGATCGTACTTCCCGGTTAAACACCATTCGCGCCATTGTTCTTCTGTACGCCCCAGCTCGAATATCCACCAGCATCTGCTGGTATTGTCTTTTCCGATTAAAAATTCAATACCTTTCATCTTTGGCCAGATATAATCATATTTTGTTCGAATTGGCTTTCTGAAACGACGGAATTTGCGTCTATCAAAATCCGGCAAATCGTCAAAGCCTTCCGGCTTAGGACCTACAATTTCATCCCAGCCCCAAGCGCACAATCTGCAATAGGCCAGCCCCAGACGGTCAACTTCATTGAGTTCCGCTTCGTTGATCTCGTACAAATGGTTCACCCTCCCTCACCTCCGTATATCACTCTTTGCGATTATTACTATATATCACTATACGCGATATGTCAATAGGCTTTGAAAAATTTTCTCGCATGTTGCGATATAATATTTAATTATATTACTTTTAGTGATATGATGGCATCGAGGTGAATTGTATGATACGCATCAGAGAATTGCGAAAAGAGAAAAATTTATCGCAAAAAGATTTAGCAACGCAATTTCATGTTGCTCAAAATACAATTTCAGGCTGGGAAAAAGGCATGCGTGATCCCGATACGGATACGGTCGCTGCTTTAGCCGCATTTTTTGATGTATCAACGGACTACCTTCTCGGCAATACAGACATAAGAAAACCTGCCAGCCGTCCGACTGTAGACGATGACGACATCAAATTTGCGCTTTTCGGCACAACGGACATTGACGACGCGACATTAGAGGACATCAAGGCATATGCACGTTTCAAGCGTGAGCAGTACAACAACAGGTAACTTTATGGATCGCAGAACGAGCTTATATCTATACGCATGGCGGAACCACATTGACGTTGACTACTTCCCCATGCAGACAGCTGAGGCTTTCTCCGTCCCGATCGGCGGCACCTGCGCTATTGCGCTAGACCCGCGCAAGATCCGCTCCTCTGCTGATGAGGCGGTCAAACTGTCTCACGAGCTGGGTCACTGTGTCTACGGCGGGTTTTACAACCAGTACACGCCGCTGGATGTCCGCGAGCAGCATGAGAACAAGGCAAACAAATGGGCGGTGTATCGGCTTATCCCGTGGAGCAAGCTCCGGCAGGCTGTACGGGACGGCATGACCGAGGTCTGGGAGCTTGCCGAGCACTTCGATGTGACCGAGGATTTCATGCGCTGGGCGATTGCATATTACACCGAGCGCAAAAACTATAAATTTGAGTAAAAAAATAAAGGTGTTCAAATTGAACACCTTGCTAAAGGGGTTTAGGATATGGGATTCAGATTTCGCAAATCTGTAAAAATCGCACCGGGCGTGCGGCTCAATATCGGCAAGAAGTCAGTCGGCATCTCCGCTGGCGTCAAGGGTGCCCGCGTGTCGGTCAACAGTAAGGGCCGCGTTACTAAGACGGTCGGCCTGCCGGGCACCGGCCTGTCCTACACCAAGACCGGCAAGATTGGCGGCGGCGCGGCCTCGTCTACCGATAAGCATGACCAGACCGCGCCGGAGCATACGCCGACCGTCGATCTTCCGCCCATCGATCCGCAGCCGCCGCGCCCGCCCCGGACGCCGAAGGGTATGCTGACCCTGCTTAAAGTCCTCGCCGTCCTGCTGATAGCGATGAGCCTGACGCTGACGCTTGTCTCCGTCGTCGGTGGCTTCTTAGGCACCGCCCTCGGCTGCTTTATCCTGTACTACCGCCGCACTCGCATCGCGTGGAATGGCGACAAGCCGCCGCGCTGCCGCTGGATGGTTGTCGTAGCCGTCCTCTTCGTCTTGCTCGCCGTCGGCGGCAAGGCTTCGCCCGATCCGGTCGCCGACGCCACCGCCGAGCAGACCGCTCAGGCCGAGCAGCAAGCCGCAGCTGAACAGGCCGCCGCTGAAAAGGCAGCAGCCGAAAAGGCAGCAGCCGAAAAGGCAGCAGCCGAGCAGAAGGCCGCCGAGGAGAAAGCAGCCGCAGAGAAGGCCGCCGCCGAAAAAGCCGCAGCCGAAAAGGCCGCCGCCGAGCAGAAGGCCGCCGAGGAGAAAGCAGCCGCAGAGAAGGCCGCCGCCGAGCAGGCCGCCGCCGAAAAAGCCGCAGCTGAGAAAGCCGCAGCCGAAAAGGCCGCAGCCGAGCAGGCCGCAGCCGCTGCGCCGCAGCAGGAGACCGTTTACATCACGCCCAGCGGTAAGCGTTGGCACCGTTCCGCAAGCTGTGCCGGAAAGAATGCCCGCACAGTCACTATGGATCAGGTCGGCAGCCGCACGCCCTGCAAAAAATGCGCATAAAAAAATACAGCAGACCCTACCCTCTGGGTCTGCTATATTTTCAATCGCGCAATCGAACAAATGTTCTTTTCCCGCAAATTTCCCGAACTTTAGGAGAGATTACCATGCCCGACTACAAATACAAAACAAGCATCGTCATCGGCCACCGCCCGGACGGCAAGCCGATCCGGAAGTACATCCAAGACAACAGCAAAGTGCGTTTTGACGCGAAGGTGCGGCAGGTCCGCGCGCTGACAGAGCGCGGCGGCGCGCCCGGCAAGACGACCGTCGAGGAGTGGGCGTGGCAGTGGTTTCGCACCTACAAAGCGCCGCGCGTCGGCGCGTCCCAGCGCATCAATTACGAAACGCACATCCGGCTGCGCATCGCTCCGACGCTTGGCGCGCTCCCGATCGCGGACGTGAAGCCCTTCCAGGTGCAGCAGCTGCTCAACGAGGCGCGGACGGACGACGGCAAGCCGCTCGGCGCAGGAACGGCCGCGCAGCTGCGCTACATCGTCCGCGCGATCTTCGAGCAGGCGGAGATCAACGGCCTGATCGTGGCCTCGCCCTGCCGAAATCTCGAAATGCCGGTCACACGCAAAAAAGAGCGCCGCTCGCTGACGCACGAGGAGGAGGACATCGTTCGCAAGGTAGCGGAATATCACTACGCCGGGCCGTGGGTGCTGCTGATGCTGGACTGCGGCCTGCGCCGCGGCGAGACCGTGCCAATCGGCTGGCAGGACATCAAGGACGGCCTGCTCCAGATTTCGCACTCGGTGGAATATAAGTCGGACTGCAATCAGCCGACGCTCAAGGATACCAAGACAGCCGCGGGCGTGCGCTTCGTGCCGCTGCCGGACGAGCTCGCCGCGATGCTGGATAAAAAATCGCGCTACTTTTTCCACCGGAAGGACGGCCGAATGCTTACCGCGACCGGCCTGCGGCGGATGTGGGCAAGCTTCCACCGCGCCTGTGATCGCGCCGCCGGTGCCGAGATCTACCGAAACAAGATCATCACGCACGCCTTTGATCCGTCCATCACACCGCACTATCTGCGCCACACATACTGTTCCAATCTCCGACGTCAGGGCGTCGACCTGAAAACGGCGCAGTATCTGATGGGCCACAGCGACATAGCGACGACGGCCAACATTTACAACCACGTTACCGAGGACGACATCCGAAAAATGCAGGAAGCAAAAGACGCAGCCGATTAA